ATCCCCGAGGTTAATGAAACTCTGGAGGTTCCAGACGTGGATGATAAAGAGAATAATCGGCGTTATCGGCTTGTTCAGCAACAGCGTAGATATGAGAATGTCCTACGTCAAGGCAAGCGACGTTTAAAAATTGCTCAAGCAATGGAGGATGAAGATGAAATAAGTCATTGCAAGTGGCTAGTAAATCGCCGGAGCAAACGTTTAAGAGATTTTGTTAGAGATAATGGGCTGACTCGTGAACCATACCGAGAACGTCCAATTATTTAATGACCTTAGCACGTCACTAAAAGGCTTATTTTTTATACCCAAATTTGAAATTGAAAGGAGCAACAACATGGCAGAAGACCCAAGTACAGATCCAAACACAGACCCAGCCGGTACTGATCCTGAAACTGGTAGTAACTCAAGTGAACCAGCTACAGGAGATATTGAAGCCGCTAAGGAGTCAGCCATTGCTGATTTTTTAAAGACAGTTGGTGTCGGTTCAACAGACGAGCTGAAGAATATCGTTAGTGAAAAGAATGAAGCTGATAAGGCCAGCAAAACCGATTTAGAGAATACTCAATCGGATTTAAAGAAAGCCAATGACAATATTACTGATCTAACATCACAACTCGCATCTCTAAAAGCATCTAATGCAGTATTGAAAGCTGGTGTTACTGCAGAACATGTAACTGATGCCACCATTTTGGCTCAAGCACGTGTTTCAAGTGGTCAAGCTAAAGATATTGATAAAGCTATTAAAGATGTATTGAAGTCCAATCCTCAATTTACGGGGGATATTAAGACTGGTCCTGATGGCACAGCAATCAACAATCAGAATATCTCAAATCCTAATTCATCCATTACTAAAGATCAGTTTAACAAGATGGATTACGGTGAACGTTTGAAAGTTTATACAGAAAATCCAGATCTATACAAAAAATTTACTAAATAGGAGGCTTTATTATGGCAGATAACACAACAACCATGGCGAATATGGTAAATCCCGAAGTTATGGCGGACATGATCTCAGCAGATTTACCAAAAGCCATTAGATTTACGGCTATTGCTCCAATTGATACAAAACTAGAAGGACAACCAGGTAATACTGTGACTGTTCCTCGATTCAAATATATTGGGGATGCAAAGGACTTTAGCGAAGGGGAATCAATTGATTATAGTCAATTAACAACAGATACTGATCAATTCACTATCAAGAAAGCTGGTATTGGTGTCAAATTCACTGATGAGGCAATGATGTCTGGATACGGTAACCCTGCACAAGAAGGACAAAGACAAGTTACAATGTCTATCGCATCTAAGATTGATAACGATACTATAGCAACGGCAATGAAAGCAAGACTGTCGTTAACAGCAGATGTCACAAAGATTGACTTGATTGATTCAATCGAAGCTACATTCAACGATGATACTGATGAACGAGCAACTGAAGATTCAGCACCAGTAACGGGGGTATTATTCCTTAACCCAAAGGATGTTAATAAATTGCGTAAAGCAGCAGGTCTAGATTGGACTCGTGCCACTGCTTTGGGCGATAGTATGCTAATTAGTGGTACTTTTGGTGAATTGTTAGGTTGGCAAATTGTTCGTACTAAGAAAATGAATGAAGGTACTGGTTTAGCCATTAAACCTGGTGCTATGCGTACGTATATGAAGAGAAATGTTCTGGCTGAATCAGCTCGTGATATTGATAATAAATTAACTAAATTTAATGCTGATGTTCACTATGGTGTCGCTATTTATGACGATACTAAGTTATTGGCTATCAATCCTGACAAGTTCACTGGAACTGGTACTGTAATTGAAGCTAATACAAAACGTGGTAAGAAGGCGTCAGCAACCACACCTGCAGCAAATACAAGTGCTGGTTCTGGAACATCTAAATAGTTAGGTGATGGTAATTGTGGAACTATTTGAAGCAATAGACTTTGACTTCTATAAAAATCAATATGGTGGGACGGTCAATATTGATCAGGATTTCATTACAAACAATTCACATCAAGCTGCTGACCTGATCAATGAATTCTGCAATTATTATTTTGATCGCCATTCTATTGATGAATTACCATTTGAGCAAGATAAAGCCAATGTTAAAAAAGCTATGTGTGCCCAACTGGAGCATTTATTTGAATTAGGTGGTGACACTGAGCTGACTGGTCAAAATGCTCCTACAGGCGTTCAGGTCGGCAATTTTACTATGTCAGGGATGAAACCTAATAGTACAGGTATCAAGTCCGTTAGATCGGATAAGGCATTGCAATATTTAAGACCGACAGGGCTTCTATATCGAGGTGTTGGGCAATGGTAAATATCCCTCCAATTCCTATGTATATGCTGATCCATAATGTTGAGGTTAAGGAAGCTCAAGAATCATCAGCAAGTGCCTTGCATCCTTCTAAATCGTCTAAGAGTCACAAATTTGAGCATGTTCGAGTACAAGATAAGGATACATCGTCCAAACCTCAACTGGCCCCGATAATAAAGGTGCTTATATTTTGTTCGTAGATGCTACTAATTCGATCAACAACGATGATTATTTGATCAAACAAGGCGATCGAGTCTACTGGAATGGTGTTAATCGTAAGGTTGTAGGTAATTCAGCAATATATGCTTTAGATGCTGGTCACGTGCATCACTGGGAGGTAAATCTTGAATGATGTCGATTTAGGATCGTGGGCCAAACGATTATCTAATTCTGAGAATCTTGAGACGGCAACGGCTTATAAAGTCCGTGAGTTAGCCGATAAATATGTTCCTTTTTTGAGTGGTAATTTGGCCGGTCATGATGAAGTTACACATGATGATGCCGGAGCACATATCATATACTCGGAGCCATACGCTCATCGTCAATTTGTTGGTCAGTCTCCAAATGGTATCCCATATAATTACACAAAAGTACATCATCCCTATGCTCAATCTAATTGGATTGAACCAGTTAAGAATGATGCTATTGATCGTGTAACAGCTTTCACTAAGGAGGCCATATTACATGGTACAAAGTCTTGATTTAGCCGAGCGTACAGCTGATAGAATCGATAATAATTTAAATTTACCAGGTGGTCTGGTCATGGGCCAGCCTACAACTCACGGACAATCATTTGCCTATCAAATGCGAGCCTTACAAAAATATAAGGATTATTTAGATGGACGGCAAAAAAGGACATTTGGCTTTGACATACAGGCTAAATGTTCCAACTGGCAAGATGCTAACGATTGGCTCGATGAGATAGCCAGACTACTTGAACGTACCAGGTCTTTTCAGCTCAAATCTAACAATGATAGTTTTGAGTTCGTTAAGGCGACACTCAAACAACCGCCAAGTTTTATGGCAATAGTCACAGATAATTTAGACGACGTTACTGGCAAAGATGTATCCGGTGACGGCGTTTTTTGTATTTACAAAATTTCACTAGAAATCACAGCAATTATTAATAAATAAGGAGGCCAATTAAATGGCTGATAAAGAATCAACACCCACAACAATGTGGACTTTAAAGGTAAAATCACCGAGAACTTTCATGATGAATATTGGGTAGGCCCTGTTATTAGTAATATTCTTCAATGGCTTTATTTGGGGGATGGTATTACTAACGTTACTCCTAAATACACTGATAAGAAAAAGACTGCTGCCTACATGGATGGCGGTGGTAACGAGCAAGTTACTGTAACTGGTGTTACATCTTCATATGATGTGACTGGTGACCGTTCAAAGGGAAATCCAACACAAGATCTAATTGCTGGATTGAAGTATAAGACTGGCTCAAGTCGTAATCTTTATTTCCGTAAGAATAGTTACATGGAAAATGCGGACGGATCATTCACACTTGTATCATCTGAGTTTGGTTTAGCCAGTTATTCAGATATTGATGATGGTGGTGGTGCTGCTGATGATAATGGTGGCTTTAAAGTAACTATCCAATACCTATCAACTCCTAAAGTAACTGACGCAAAGGACTTACAACAATTGGACAACATCTTACACCAAACACCATGCCAAAACGCTACTATTGTTGGCACAAATGTCGAACAACCTCAAGCTGATGGCAAGATTGCAATTTATAAGCCTGATATGTCAGAAACTGCTGGATCAGTTGATGTAAACAGTTCAAAGGCTGCACCGCTTGATGAAGCTCGTAAGATTGCTAATTCAGTTACTAGTCCAGTTCTAACTGATGACAATGTTGAGCCCGATGCTGCCGCTAAAAAGCCAGCAGACCCAACAAACGTTAATTCTGAAGCAACTGGTGATGGAGCAAACGCTTCAGCTAAATAATTTTATCTAAGGAAGTAATTGAGTATGGCAGATCGTACTAACGATACAGAAGTAATTTATAAGAAAGATGGTACTAAAGTGGCTGAAGGTGAAAAGGGTTCACTCACTACAGCTATCACAGGATTAACAGGCGGTACAGTTGTTGCTACCGGAGATTATAAAATTGCTTTTAAAGATTCCGTAACTGGACTTGAATCAGATAAGGTAGATATCCCTGGTTTTACAGTTGAAAAGGTACCAGAACAACCAGCGGACGTTAAGACGACAGCTACAGACGATGGAGCTAACGTAACTGCAGGTTAGTTTTAAAAGCATACTCACTTTTTGAGCGGTGGCATGGTCGGAATTGAACAAAGGAGGAATAGATAAATGGTCAAAATTAAAGTACCTAAAGCGAAGATTGATTTTGAGATTGGGGATGAAACATTCACATTGTCCCTGGTTGATACATCTCGTGGAAAATATTTGGAATCATTTGACAAGATCTCTGCTAAAGAAGTTGAAGGAATTAACAAGCGTGACATTGAGATTACCGAATATAATCAGCAGCAAGCTAATTTAGAAGCTCAATACAGCACTGATGAAGATGCGAGTGAGGTTGACTTCAAGAAGAAAAGTATTGAACTATCCAATCAATTTTCTAAGCGTATGAAGAAGAATAATGCTAATCGTACTAAAGCACTTATGACATTGAAATATGAGTATCTCGATACGTGTTTTGGAGCAGGATCAGGAAAGAAATTATATGAGTTATGTGATAAATCCTCAGTTGTATTTAACCAGGTCATTATCATGATCAACGATGAGATTGCAAAGCATACCAATACTTCAGACTTCTATGATAATTATAAGAACAAGATCGAAGAGATGAAGCCGGATGAATCTACTACAACCGAACAAACTGACGTTTCAGAATAAAATTTATCACATCAATACATCGTTTCAGCTTGTTATTGAGTACTTCAAATACATCAATGATTCTGATCATTTATCTATCGAGGAACGCTTAAATTTAGCGCTCTTTTCTTTTGTTAAAGAACCGACCAAACAACTTAATATTCAACAAAAAACAGAGCTCGTAGAGAAAATCTACAGCTCTTTTATTTTTACGAAAAAAGACCAGCAACGTGCTGATCTTATGAAACATCAAAAGAAGTCATTCGATTATGACCAGGATATGGATCTGATCTATTCGGCATTTCTACAGCAATACAACATTGATTTATCCGATCCAGACATATTTCAAAAACTGAGTTGGAAAAAATTCAATGCGTTGCTTGATGGCCTGACTGATGAAACCTTCTTCAGGAAGGTTACTTCATATCGACAGGTTAAGATCACTGATGACATGAATGATGATACAAAGCAGTTCTTGAACCAAATGAAGCTCTTATATGCACTTGATTCGACTTCTAAGGATGGCAAATTGTCCAAGGAAGAATTAGCTGCAATCCTTGCTCCACTTGATATGAAGCACAAAATGCTCAAGAAACGTGAATTAAGAAACGCAGGTAAGATTTAAATCTTTAAAAATCTTGAGGAAAGGAGGAATAAAAAAATATGGCAAATAGTGATGCTGATGGG